CCTCACCAGTACGTAGGAAGCGACAGTTGAATGTTTCAGTACAGGAGTTCTCAGGATAGTTTAGTTCCGTAGCCTCAGTAATAAGACCACGAACAAAACTATTCTCAACTGCAATACCTGCACTACGTGTCATTTACTAGCCTTCCAGTTTGATTGGCTCTTGTTTTTCTTCTTGTACCTTACGCTTCTTGTCCTGTAGATAGCGTTTTAGGTCACGTTCTGCATAGTCATAGCTTGTGTAGGCACCCTGTAGTTTCTCTGGTAGATGTCCACGCTCTAGACTAATGTATACAAACCCATAAGGATCAGTCTGTTTGATAAATGCTTTGTTGTTCCCAAGGTCGTAGGTGCGAACACGGTCGTCTCGCTCTTCAATCTGCATTATCTGTTTCTCCCATAACTGTTAAATCTTGAGTAGAAGGGTACGTTAGCTGGTGTCTTCTCACGATTACGCTGACTACGTACCCACCCTCGCTTTGCACGTTCGTCTGCAATAGGGTCACGAACCTGCTTTAGTTTAGCAAATGCTGCCTTCTTGGCTTCATTCACAAACCAGTTAAATTCTGTAGCATCAATGTCTGGAGTATATGAGTCACTAAGAGTGAATGTAGGCTCCAGTAGCCCATAGCAGTAAGTCTTTGACTGTTGTAGTGTGGTGTCTACACTAGAGTCATAAGAATCAAAGACTAGAGTATCATCTCCTAAAGCTGTCCAGTAGTCAGGAGCTTTATTAGTCTGAAACTTAAACTCAAACCCATCTACTGTCATAGAGTCTACGTAGGTTTCATCTACGTTAGTTGGCTGAGTACGCTCTAGGAAGTCATCAAGCTCTAGAAACTGTACAGTATCAAATACTGAGTTAGTCTCACCATCCTTACGTTTATCATACTTGATCCAGTAGAGCTTGAGGGCATTGCTAGGCATAGTCATAAGCACTGGCTTAGTGTTATCCCCAGAAGCATTCAACTGGAATAAACCCGTATGCTCAGGTAAGTCATTCTGTGATACAAGGTGGTAGTATGTTTCTTTTACGATGCCTGCTACCTGTAGTGACTCAGTAGTGTCTGAGATTGAGTTAACCTCATCACTATCCATATCACTAAGGATTTCCTGTACAATCTCTAGAAGCGTATACTTCATTTACGTAGTATCCTTTCGGCGGCAGCAATACCAAAGATAGAAGCTAGGGCAGTAGCAAAAGAAGGTTGAAACCACTGTGGTATCTCTAAAGGGTTTAACCAGTCACTAGGGAACGTAGAGTCAATTAGGATTGCACCAAAGTAGAGTACTGCTACTGTCTCACCCACAAACAGTGGAAACCTGAGAATAGCGTACTGCCACTTGACTACCCTCTGCTTTGTATCTTCTACCATAGCTACACGCTTGGTAGTTTCCTTTAGTCTATTCAAATCCCTTTGGTTATCTAGGTACTTCTCTGCTATCGTTAACAGAGGACCAAGGATAGCCTTTAGAATTAGGGAAATCATATACCTTCTTCCTTGGACTTACGGTTACGTTCTTTCCATATCCAGAAGGTAGCACCAATAATCACTATAACAAGAAGAACCCAAGGAGCAGCCTGCATCATTGAACTCGTATTCTGTACTATCTCATTAGATGCGGCTGTTACACCAGCTACTGCACTCATGGTTGCAGCAATGTTTGTAGTACTCTCCATAGGTGACTTGCCTCTAGGAGCGTCTGGGAAGGCCGCTGAAGCGTGTTTGTATTCTCGTGTACCAGAGGACCAGAGTTCTCCTTCCGCTGCTCTACGCCTTGTTAAACCGCGTAGAACCTTACCTCCAGCCTTATTCCATAGCATTAGCCTAGAAGGTACATCATCAAACCTACGTGCATTCACGTAACGTAGTACTGAACTCTTTTTGAAGTTACCGGGGCCTACATTATAACAGAAACTTACTAGAGCATCAAACTGTTCTTGAGTTAATTGGACCCTAACGTAGTCATTAACTGCTTTCTCATACTTCTTAAGGTCTTTCTTGAGGATAGCCTCACCCTGTGCCTTAGTGATGGTCATACTAGAAGTAACTTTAGGTGGACCAGCCATAGATGTATGTCCATAACCAATGGTCCATACACCTACTGAGTCACGGTAGGCTTTACTACGCCAACCTTCAAATGACTTTAGGAGTTTAATCCCTTTAGGTCCAGTCTTCATGTTAGTAGCCTATTGCGATCCAGTAGTAATTTTGACTAATACCGTTTGTGTTGTATAAACCAAATTGAGAAGCATCCGTATACCCTATCTTAGCAGGGTACCTATCTTGGTTATTATTTTCTTGAATAGTAGCTTGTACACTTAATAGAGCATTAGGAAAAGAAGTACTAAAAGAAACTAAAACAGCGGTGTTAGCAGCTAAAGTTTTAAAACCCCACTGTAGAATCACACCACCGGGGAGTTTAACATAACCATCAGTACCCGTAACGTCCTTGGTAGCCTCAATAGTCTCTGCTAGACCCCAAGCACCAGAGGCAGAACCATCGGCTACGTACACCTCACCACTAGAGGCAGTAGAAATATCCTTTGGCTCATGTAGTTCTGGATCAGTAAGTGCGGAATGTTGTACGTTAGCCATATTATCCTCTTATGTAAGTACTAGGGGAGAACCCTATTGCTCTCCCCTAGAGTTTTAGTTAGCGATAGTAAAGCCGTAGCTTAAGAGAACCACCATTTAGTACGTTGGTAGCCTGAGTGGTGTTAGCAGCTACAAGAAGAGCATTCTCAGTAGTAGCAACACCATAGCCATCACCAGCACCAGTTGACTCTGGATCAACAGTGACAACATTGCCAACCTGCTCAAGAGAAAGCTGTGCACCAGTAAATGAAGTTGTGGTGTACTCATCGTAGTCTACAGCAGCAATGGCACCAGCAGCATCACGCTTACCAAGACCAAAGCTAAACACAACAGAGTCAGCAGTGCCACCAGAAACCGTAAATGCCTCAGTAACTACTAATTCCATCTTTTCAACAATAGCACCCTTTGGTACAACAATGCCGCGAGCACCAGTACCTGAAGCAGAGCCAATAAAGGCATAGGATGCAGCTAGATCAGTGTAATCAACATCAACTTCAAGGAGCTTTGTAGCACCATCGACATTAAAGTGACCACCATTGGCTACATCAGCCTCTTCACGACCATACTTTACGTACAGACCATCTTTGTTAGTCCATGCCATATCAAATTCCTCCTATATTAAACTTGGTCGGTGTCAGTTACGACAACGCACATATTCTCAGGACGGAAGAACTTGAAGCCATAGCGACAAGTCGTGACATACTCTTCACGCTGGCGATCCTTGTTAAACTCGGAGTCAACCTTGGGCTGCTGACGAATGTTACCAACGATTGGTAGAACATCTGGAGCAGCACTGAAGAAGAGGTTGTTAACACCAGCAGCGGCAGTTACGCCACCAATTGTTTCAGAAGCAGTGTTAACGTGTAGGTTCTGAGAAGTGTAAACGTCGAAACCATAGATATTCACAAGGAACTGCATCCCAGTAGAGATACCATCACGAACAATGCCTTCCCAGCGTGGGTTGTTAGAGACACTGACGAGGTTGGATAGAGTACTAAGTTCGTACTCAACAGAAGGGTGAACAACTGCAACGAGGTTAGTCATCGGTACGTTAGCCATCTGTAGAGCATAACGAGCCTTGGCAAAGTCTGCTACTGCAATAACTTCACTCGTGCCTGAACCAACCCAGCGGTGTTCTGCACCGTTGATTACGTTGGCATTGGCGTTAGTCTGACCAGCTACACCAGCAGGAGTAGGCTGCTTTAGAATGTCAACTTCCATTGCCTTCATGATTGCGCGTGACTGCTTAGGCACAAAGGCTGAAACAAGACGATCCATGTAGAAGGAGTCCTGCTTCATCTTCTCAGTGATGTAAGTTGCACTTGACTTGTAGTCAGTAATTGAGAAGGTGAAGTTACCAGTATCCATTGCATTGTACTGAATGGAGGCATCTTCAGCATAGTCGTTGACTTCTGCCTGACCGATTGAAGGGATGTTGATGGTGTCACCGTCTGGGAAGTCGGTAATCATATCAACGTAACGGGTTCCCATTAGTTCGTCTTCGAGAATTTCCTTTAGACGAGCAGACCATAGATTACTGCGAATCAGATGGTCATTGCTGGAGGTTGTAAATCCTGCCATGATCTATTCCTTTCGATTATTCATAGAATTTTTCACCTAGTCGCACGGCATCACGATGTTCCTGAATGGTAGTCTTTGAGTCACTACGTAGATGCGGATTATCACGATATAGTTTGTCGTAGTATGACTTATTCCGTACAGTCCCTACTGGTTCATTTGACGCAGTATTCATGGATGACTGAGGTGGAACAAAGTTAGTCTGCATCTGTTTCTGACTGTTTAGACCAACCAGATTGTAGAACACCTGTGGGCTTACTGAAGCCTGTTGTTTTAGGTACTCTACAGAAACACCAAGTTCTAGAGCCTTGTCTTGGAGTACTTTAGAAGCCGAAGCACCATACTCTTTGATTAGACGTTCGTTTACTTGGTTGACATTTTGCTGTGCCTTGGAGAGTTCTTTATCTTTCTTTAGCCTCTCTTCGACTAGCTTTTCAATGTCTGCCATGCTAAGTTTGTTTTGACCATCGTTTTCATTTTCGACACGAGACTGGTATGTCTCTTGACTACTTGAAGAACGGTCTGCCATCTGAGAACGTAATTGGTCGGCAATCTCTTCGGCAGTCTTACGCTTGTTTACTTCTTCCGAAAGAGCATCTAGTTTACGAGTGAGTGTTTCGATATACATATCAGCTTCGGCTTTACCCTTGGCTAGTGACTGTACATCCTTGAACTTCTTGTTATCGCCTACTAGTTCTTCCAGATAGTTCTTGTCCTCTAGAGTTTGGGTCACTTCAGAAGGATCAGTGTTGAATACATCGGTCATGTATTACCTCGTTTCTAAGAATGAAAGCAGTGAGCGCACTTGTCTTGCATACTCCAGCTTTCCGTTGTTGTGTGCCTGCTTATGGCTCCATGAAGGAGAGTCATAGTCAGACGTTGTAAATTCATTAAGTTCTTTTATGTCTGAGTCCAGAATGTCCTTAAGCCTAGAAAGTACAATCCTGCTATTTCGTATTAGTTTTTCTAGATCGTCCTTTTTGGACTTATCAATACCCTTGAACCACTGTAGATTAAGGTTGTTCTTCGACATTAAAATCCTCTGCTGCTAGCTCCACATCATCAGGTGTCAAACCAGCAGGAGTCATGGCATTCATCATGACATCCTCTTGTTGCACACCCTGTAGCTTCTGAGCTTCTGCTTGTTCTGTTAGTCGAATGTATGGCGTAAAGATTTCATAATCCTCTGCATCTAGGACACTATTAATCATATCCGCCAGCTTCACTGAGCTTAGGTGAATACGGACTTCTGGGTCCATACCTACGCCAGATGAATAGAAGTTGTTAATGTTCTGGATAAACTCTGCCTTCTCTGCAAAGTGTCGTGCAGCAATAGGCTTGATACGTCCAGCACCAGTAATATCGTTAGCAGTCAAGTCTTGGAATACAGAAATTTTAAACTCATCATCAATTACACGAATGACTGTCTTGTTCATGTTACGCTTGGCAAGCTCTAGCATAAAGTTTAACAGAGGTTCTGTTACCTGTTCCTCAAACTGTGCAATCTTGCTCTGGAAGATACGTGCAGCAGCATTCTCTAGACGCTGTACTTCATATGCTGTCTTCTCACCGGGAGTACGGAAACCCATAGCTTCCTTTGGTGATCCAGCCATTTCTTCCATTCGGTTTTCGTATGTCTGTATTTCTACGTTGTGGGCTACTGAATTGAAGTTAGGAAGTAGAATGTCTACGTCACCCTCGTCACCCACATAAATCTTTTCCATTGGACCCCACTCAAAGTCTTCTACATAGCCCTTGATCTTGAGTGGTGGAACAGTGGTAAGGTCAATCATGTCAGCCTTCTGGTTTTCTACAGAGTCAATACGATACTGCATACCAAGAAGATTATCTAGTGGACCCATACCCCAGAGGTTGTCCTGTCGTACACGCCATACGGCACTGGCAAAGGGAGCATAGCCAAAGAATGACTGATTAGGCTTCTTGTATAGAACCTTGTGACGGTCTACTACAGTAATGACATAGTTTTTAAGCAGAGTGTCTGTCTCGTGGTCGTAGATGTCACCATAGAAGGTCAGGAGTTCTACATAGTCGCTACTAAGGTAATGACGATAAGAATCAAAGCCATCCAGACTATAATAGTCATCTTTAACCTCTATGTTTCCTACGTATTCTGCTTGCTCAGAACGAATTTCACGCATGTACTTAAAGATTTCCTTGGCCTGTTCATAGGCTTCGGAATCATTAGAAAACCCTTCGATAATGTCCTTCATCTCACCCATAGTGACAAGAGAACGGACAATCTTTGGTGTCTTCGTAAAGCTAGGAGACACAGGATTAAACACAATGTCAGTAGGACTAATACGCCTGATCTTTGGGCCTACGTAGCCTACCTGTGTCTTGTCCTCTAATTCTACTCGTTCATCAACCCACTCTACAGTGCCAATGCACGTACCATAGTCAATGTAGTCCAGAACTAACTTACCAACTTCTTCCTTGAACCAGCCGTGAGAAACAACCCACTGCATGTAGTTGGAGATTACTTCTTCCTTGTCTTGGTCAGTTTCTGTTTCACCTTCCCAAACCATCCACTTACGCTTAGGAAACATTGATGCAAGATAGTTTGCATAAAGGTTATCACGGATTTGACATAACTTGGGTATGTGGGTCGTATTTTTCCAAGGTAAAGCCCCGTTAGTAGTGCGACGAGTATCAGTAGCATACACATATTCGCGGACTTCCTTCTTTTCATTTAACCAGTTCTGGCGTGAGTTATTCCACGTATGCCAGTGTTCAGCAATACGAGTGCCTAGTTGGTCCTCAATGATAATGTCTTTTAAGTCTAAAACTTTGCCTACCACTTAGACATATCCTCCAAAACGAGATACTGGCTGTTTATTTCTGAATGCTACAGAAGCCTTTATTGCTGTTGGGGCTACTGCACTATCAATACAAGAAGCCAGACAATCCTTAACGTCATCATGAGGTGGATTCTGAAGCACTAGCTCTTCTTCTAGGATTTGACAGTTACCACCCATGTAGTGGTAAATCTGCCTGTTGTGATACCTTGGCTGAAGAATGGCTTCAATACGTTCTTCTTTTGATCCTGCATGACGGTTAGGCTTAAAGTCCTCAATAGACAAAGCAAGACCATGCCTACGAATGTAATTATCTTTTAGATCACGAACAATGACACTCTGTGCACTGGTTACTTCTGCTCTTAGCTTCCTAAAGTCCCACTTCTGGTGCATACGAAGTATCTTGTCGAAGTAGTCACTGATCTTGTCAGTCTTGAAACGTTCTATGTCTAACACATAGTAGTTGTTGTCTGAGTCAATACCTACGATTACAATGGCAGTAAAGTC